GCCGCCCGGCTATCAGCTGGTCGGCGGCCTGGCCCCCAACTCGTTCGCCGGGCTGGAGGTCGTGGGCACCTGGGGTCCGTACCTGTTCATCCAGGACTACCAGATCCCGCAGGGCTACATCGTGGGTGCGGCGACTGCCGGCCAGTCCGTGGACCTCAACATCGTGGGCATCCGCGAGGACGAGGACCCGAACCTCCAGGGCCTGATCCTCAAGCCCGGCAACAACAACAACTATCCGCTGATCGACAGCCACTTCATCCGTGGCATCGGCGCGGGTGTCCGGCAGCGTGGCGCGGCGGCCATCATGAAGCTCGACGCCACCGGCGGCGCGTACACCGTGCCGACCTCGATGGTCTGGTGAGGAGGGTAACCGCATGAGCATGGGTGTGGATCTCAGCACGCCGCTGACGGCGGAGGAGGCGCAGTACCTCGCCAACCGTGGTCGGGACGCGGAACTGTACGGCGCTGCCGACCGGCACGGCCAGGACGTCAACGAACTGCTGGCGGATCGGTCCGGCGACGGCACCGGCCCGCGCACGATGCAGCTCAACACCGGTCTCCAGCAGGTGGAGTCGGCGGACGTTCTCCTGGCGCGGCTGCGGGAGATGGGCGTCAACGTGGAGGTCAAGGAGGAGCCGCTGGACGAGGAGTCCGACGGCGAGGTGGCCCCGTACGAGAGCTGGAAGGTGTCGGAACTGGACGCGGAGTTGAAGCGCCGCAACCTGCCCGTCACCGGCGACAAGCAGGCCAAGGCGAACGCGCTCTACGCGGACGACGAGAAGGCCTGACGGCAATGGCGGAGCCGGGGCGTGCTGAACTCACGCCCCGGCTCTTCACCAAGTAGGGGAGGGCACCGTGGCTACGGCGGATGAGATTGCTGCCTTCCGACTGCTGATCGACGAGCAGGAGGACAAGGCACCGTACACCGATGCGACGCTTGGCGCGCGTCTGGACACGGCGACTTCCCCACAGTCGTTAGCTGGGCTCATTTGGACGGAGAAGGCCGCAGCCTATGCGGCCTTGGTCGATGTGAGCGAGAGCGGTTCTAGTCGCGCTCTGGGCCAGCTACAGGACAAGGCGTTGGCGATGGCCAAGACCTTCACCGCCATCGACCCCACCGCACCCGGGACCGGCTCAGCCGTCCGGGGCACGCGGATGTCAAGGTTGACGCGATGACGCTCCGTCCGGCGGAACTCAAGGCGCAGCAGCGGATCTCGCTCGCCTTCATCGCGGCGGACGCACGGGACGTGATCCTGCTGCGCCGGACGCGCACGGATGACGGTGCCGGTGGGATCGTTGTGGGCGAGCCGGTGCCTGTGCCCGCGCAGCGACTCCGGCTGCTTCCGCAGGAGGACGGCGCCACTGAGCGCACCACAGCTGAGGGCGAGAGCGCGACTCCACAGTACATGCTGATGGGGCCTGCGGACGCCGACATGGAACGGTATGACGAGTTTGAGCTGGATGGCATCCGGTACGAGGTCGTGTACATTGACGACCGGAAGTATGAGCTCAAGGGCGAGGTGATCCGCCTTGGCCGCTGAATTCGAGTTCACCTTCAGCAGCGAGTTCCTGAAGCTGGGCATCAAGAAGATGGATGTCAAGTTGAATCGTGCCGCTTTTGGCGTCTGCAAGTATTGGGACAGCCGGATCGAGGCGCACATGAAGCACAAGGCACCGTGGAAGGACCGGACCACCAACGCGCGCAACGGACTCTTCGCAGTCGCCACCAAATTCAGCGGTCGCGTGTTCGGCATCATCCTCGCGCACTCGGTGACGTACGGGATCTACCTGGAGCGCGGCACGCGGTACATGCGCGCTCGGCCGATCATCATTCCGACGCTGGAGACGTACGCGCCAAAGGTCATCAAGACCTTCCACAAGATCCTGAACAAGCTGTAGGAGGAGCGATGCGAAAGACCATCCGTGACCTCCTCATCGCCACCCCGGAGCTAATCACCTTCATTCCAGCGGAGCGCTGGTTTCAGCTTGGTGCGGTAGAAGATAACCCGCAGCTGCCATTCGCCATCCTGCATTGGATCTCGCCCGTTCGTAGCAACAGCGGCGCGGACATGCATCAGCTCCAGGTGAAGCTATACGATCGACGCGGCAGCTACAAGAAGATCGACGCGGCCCTGGGCGGTCCGTACCTCACCACGCCGAGTGTGTTCACGGTGCTCTCCGGCATCATGGATCTGACCGGTGCGGACGGGTACATCGCACAGGCGGACTACCTAGGTCATTCCGGTGATGACCTAGACGTCGATTACAAGGCAAACATGAAGTTCAGCAGCTGGCAGATTGCCGGGAGGAGCCTCTGATGGCGACGGACGAGAAGGTGGCCGCCGAGGCCACGGACGAGCAGAAGCCGCGTGAGTACCTGGAGTACCTGGGGGAGGAGCCGTACGGCACCGACTTCCTCGGCTCGCACACCATCACGAAGGGAGACGCGCTGTGGAAGCGATACGGCGTGAAGCCCACCAAGGACGTGGTGTGGGAGCGCGACCCCCTGGGGCCGGGGCACGGCAAGCCGGGCAACCGGATGCTGCTGGCGGTGGAGGACATCCAGCCGGACGTGGTGCCGGTGCTGGAGAAGCTCCCCAACGTCAAGCGGGTCACGCTCGACTAGAACTGCGGTGCCCCAGCGGGATCAAGCACGGCGAGATCATCGACGGGGTGCTGGAGGTAAGTTGCCGCAGCGCTCGCTGCGGCAAGGAGCCGGGAGTGTTGGTACTCCATCGTTTCTCGGCTGAAGGCAAGTTCATCGGAACCAAGCGGTACCGAGAAATCGTGAAGGGAGTGAGAGATGGCACTTAGCGTCCACCGCCTGCCCTACGGTCTGCGGGATGTCAAGGTGGCCACGCTCGACAGCGCCGGTGTCAAAGGTACCCTGGTGGACCTGCCTGCGGCCCAGACGCTGGAGTTCACCGAGGAGACCACGAGCCAGACCTTGCGGGGCGACGACTCGGTGGTGGCGCAGCGGACCACCATCGACAACGTCAGCTGGACCATGGAGTCCGGCGGTATCTCGCTGGAGGCGTACACCGTCATCGCCGGTGGCACCGTCACCACGACCGGCGTCACGCCGTCCGTCATCAAGAAGTGGCGGCGGATGAACACCGACGCGTACCCGGACTTCTTTGCGGAGGGCCAGTCCATGTCGGAGTCTGGCGGCGACCACCACCTGGTGCTGCACCGCTGCAAGGCCACCCAGATCTCCGGCACCCACACGGATGGCGAGTTCTGGGTCAGCCACGCGGAGGGCACCGCGATCGGCACCCTCACCGTCGCCAACGTCGGCGCGGTCTGGGACATGGTTGAGAACGAGACGGCGACTGCCATCGCCTAGTCTCGTCGCGTACGGCCGGGGCGTGTCTTCGTAGCGGGCACGCCCCGGCGACCAAACCGCAGAAATGCCAAGGAGCACAGAGATGCCAGGCGAAGAGTTCTACACCATTGCCGAACTTCAGAACATGACGCCGGAGCAGTTCGCTCAGGCGCAGGCCAACGGTCTCCGCCGACTCGTGGCTGCGCCGGGCGCTCCGGCCGAGGAGCGGCCTGCGGCTGCGGGAGTCCCGGTGGCCTCGCCCTTCCCCGCGGTTGTCACGCAGCCGGCAGACGCCGGAAACGTGTGGGGCCGCAAGGGATCCCGCGATGAGTTCATCGTCCCGTCCGGACAGAAGTGCCGGATGAAGCCGCTCCAGCTGGAAGAGCTGCTGATGGAGGGCGTGCTGGACCAGGTCACCCGGCTGGACGGTCTGGCGCAGGAACTGGTGAACCTGGCACAGGGCCTGCCGCCGGAGAAGCAGCAGATGCCGTCGCGTGATGACATGGCCACGCTCCTCAATCTCGTCAACAAGGTCGTTCGCCTCGCCGTGGCGGAGCCGCGCGTGTTCGAGGATGACGACCCTGACGCGCCGGAGGATGCGATCCGCATCAGCGACATCGACCTCATGGACCGCGTGGCCATCCTCAATAAGGCCCTGGAGAAGGTCAAGGGCCTGGACAACTTTCGTAACGCCGGATAACTTGGTCAGGGCCTGGACCATGAGCCAAGCGTTGAAGAAGCCGTACTCCGAACTTGTTGGTCTGCAAGGGCTTGAGGGGTACGCGGTTGACGCGGCCGTGGTGCGATGGGGATCCGCTTTCGAGTCGGCGCTCCAAGCAGCAGGTACCGATGCCAAAACACCGGCCGAGGCGGAGCGTAAGGCGCAGACTGTGATACGCCGTTGGATTCCCTCCACTCGGCAGTATCGGTAGCGAAGGAGGCCGGCAGCCGTGTCCGTTGACCTGGGTACAGCACGTGGACATATTGTGCTGGACTACGACAGTGACAAGGCTGTCGGCCGTGCCGAGGATGACATTGACAAGCTCCAGCGGAAGGCCAAGGAGGGCGATAGCTCTCTGAAGAAGCTGGGCAAGACGCTCAGCAGCATTGGGGCCGGAGCAAAGATTGCCGGCATCGCGACTGCATTTGGTGTCGCCGCAACACAAGCCGCTGCACTGGGGATCCAGATCCTCGGCATGCTCCCGGCGCTCGCCTCCATTGCTTCGCTCGCTGCCGCGCTACCCGGTGCCTTCACCAGCATGCTTGCAGTGCTGGGGATCCTTCACGCAGCCTTCCAGGGCGTGGGCGACGCGGTCAAGGCTGCCTTTGACACCAAGCACCCGGAGAAGTTCCAGCAGGCGCTAGAAGGGTTAGCGCCAGCAGCGCGCGACTTCGTCACACAGCTCCACAACGCCGCTCCGGCGCTCAAGACCTTCCAGCAGGAGATCCAGCAGGCGTTCTTCCAGTCCAGCTTCCTCGCCGGACAGGTGCCGAGGATGATGAAGGCGCTGGCCGTCCTCCGGCCGGTGGTGCTGGGGTTGGCCGGTGACTTCGGCGAAGCGGTACGCCGAATGTCCAACTTCGCGTTGAGCGCGGACTCGATTATGTTCGTACGCAACGCAATCGCTGCAACCCGCGCTGCCTTCTCTGAGGTGCTGCCGTCCATTATCCCGGTCCTCAAGGGACTCCGGGACGTGGGCGGTGTCGGGCTGCCGCTGATGGTGCGTCTCTCTGAGGCAATCGGCACCGTAGCAACGAAATTCGGCAACTGGCTCTCGCAGATCGCGCAGAGCGGTCAGCTTCAGGAGTGGATCAACACTGCGATCGATACGCTGAAGACGCTCGGCGGCATCGTCAAGAACGTTGGCTCGATCCTCTTCAGCGTCATCAGCGCGGCGCAGGAGACCGGCGGCGGACTCCTCAACGTTATCAAGGACATCACCGGCCAATTCGCCGCATTCCTCAACAGCGCTGAGGGATCCGAAGCAATCCGGTCGTTGTTCTCCGGGATCCTGGCGGTTGCCGGCCAGCTGGGGCCGGTCCTCACCACCGTCGTCAAGGTCCTGGCTGCCGGCCTGGGTCCGGCGCTCGCGGAGATCGGCGGTGTGATCGGGCCGGTGCTGCTGGACGCGGTCAACCGGCTGGCTCCTGCCATCGCTCCGCTGCTGAAGGTGTTCGCTGACCTCCTTGTAGCAGTCTCGCCGCTTATCGCCCCTATCGCACAGCTAGTGGCCCTACTGGCTGGCGTACTCACCAACGCCGTGAGCGGACTGATCGCGGAGCTTGGCCCGCTGATCAAGGTGATCGCGGATGGCTTGACGCAAGCGTTCGTCGCGCTG